GGATGGAACATAGGATTCGAAATTTAAAAGGAGAAAGTAATGAATAAATTAATCGTAGCAGGAGTTCTTACTCTAATGTCTACATCAGCAATGGCTGAAACAGTAACAGATCATTTTAAGTCTGTAATTGAACAAACACCTTACAGAGTTGAAGTTTGTAAAGATGTTGTTATTCAAGGAAAGACTGATCAAGGTAGTGCTATTATTGGTGGATTAATTGGCGGAGTTATTGGTAACCAATTTGGTAAAGGTGATGGCAAGACTGCTATGACTGGTATTGGTGCTATGACTGGCGCAATACTCGGAGGCAATAATAACAAGAGTACTCCAAGTACTACACAACGTCAATGTCAAATTGAAACTAGATATGAAGAAACACAACGTGAAGTTTATAGTCATTCGATTGTAACCTTTATGTACAACGGTAAACAACAAGTTCTAAGGTTTACTAAGTAATTAACAAACAGGAAGATTGGCTGAGTGGTTTAAAGCGGCGGATTACTAATCCGTTGTACCGGCAACGGTACCGTGGGTTCGAATCCTACATCTTCCGCCAACAATTGGAACGTAGCATAATGGTAATGCATTGCTTTTTGGTAGCACAGAGTATAGGTTCGAGTCCTATCGTTCCAGCCAAACAAATTGCGGGTGTTGTGTAATGGTAAGACCTTAGCCTTCCAAGCTAATGATAGGAGTTCGATTCTCCTCACCCGCTCCAACTTACTTGAAAGGTAAAAATATTGGGAAGAATCTTTGTTGAAAAATCTATGCAGAGAACAGGCATAGGTCGAACTAGTCTGCCAGCAGTACTTACATACTTAATTAGAACTAAGCAAGCAAGCGGTCAAGGCGATGCTATAAAACGATTGGAGTCAGGAGAGTTTGACGGTGTTGACTTTGATGAATTAATTATTTCTTTTTATCAAAAAGTAAAACCTATTGCCGAAATAGAAGAAGAGACCGAAGAAGAAGAATAAGTATTATTATGCCGGCATAGCTCAGTTGGTAGAGCAACTGATTTGTAATCAGTAGGTCCGCGGTTCGAGTCCGTGTGCCGGCACCACTTAGTGTAGCGACTTAATACGCTCGTGGTAAGCCACGGTTAGCTTACCGACTAAATTATACGATAAATACACATAGTAAGGATAATGAATGACAGTAATTTACGGATATGGTATATATTGGGGTGTTGCTCTAATAGGCATTACATTCGGCTATCACCGCTATTTTGCCCATTCATTCTATTCTAAAAATTCATTAATCGAAATTATAATGCTTTACGCAGGATTATTATGCGGAGGAAGAAGTGCTCTTACGTGGGCAGGCGTACATCGTATGCATCATGCTTATGCTGATACACCTAAAGACCCACATAGTTCAAAGAACTATCCGTGGTACGTGATACTTTTTAGTTTATGGACAGTAGATAGTATACCACGTAAATTTCTTGTAGATTTACTAAAAAACCCAAGAATTATGTTTTTTCACAAGTATGGAACTTACATCTTTATTGCTCACTGGGTAATTTCTTTCTTGACTTTTGGTTGGAAGGCTGTTATAATTAACGCAATGCTAGTAGTTTTATCCTATTTAGGCTTTGGAATATTAAACTTGTTTGGACATAATTTACAAGGCCCTGTTAATAACATATGGATTAACCTAATAGCACCATTAGAAGGTAACCATAAAGAACATCATGACTATTCACAAAGAACTTGATATAGATTTAAAGAAGTGTACAGACGAACAGATTAAGAATGTAGCAAAATTAACTGCTTATCATTCTAATGTACTACTACGTAACCAAGAACTTACAAAAGATGATTATGCTAGAATACTTGCTCTATGGGGAGACAAGACTCAGCATCATGCTTGGTACGAAGATCCTGATCATCATCAAATTCAATATGTAACAAATCGTGCTATGCCAGAGCTAGGAGGCAAGCGTGGTATATTTCCAAGAGGCGAACTTGAATGGCATTGTAACGGCACACTTGCTCTTGATCCAGAAGACTGTGTAACATTATATTGTGTTGTTCCTACAAAGGATAGATGCGATACTATATTCTTAAATGGTGTTGAAGCATACAAAGACTTACCTAATGACGTAAAAGATAAAATTGAAAATTCTATGTTAATGATTACAAATGATTTAAGAAGTTTTCATCGCAGTGACTTCCCTCATTTAATTACTCGTACAGAACAGCCTCGCATACTTAATGCTAACAGAGCATACACTATAAGTGAAGATCAAGTAACACCAGAAGAAGCACAAGACCTACACAACATACAAGGTAGAAATAGAGGCGAAGGTAGTTCTATATATCAAGAAATGATGCGTAGGAAAAAAGAATTTAGTATAGAAGGTGCTAGATGGAAATACACTTTTAAAAAACTAGTACACAAGCATACAGTAACAGGACAAAAAGGATTGTATTTTCCTTTTCTAAACGTAGCAGGATTTCATGATATTCCTAAAGACGAATGGAAAGAGTTATACGATTTCTTAGTAGAACACTATTTGAAGTACCAATACAGTCATGATTGGAAGGCAGGCGACTTAATGCTTTTTGATCAAACACAGGCATTACATAAGCGACAACCTTTTCCTGAAGTAAAAGGTGAACAACAAGATAGGCTATTATGGAGAGGAATATTTTACTATGATGGCATACAGTAGAGATAGTGACGTTGAATATGTACAAATGGACTTTCAAGTTCCTGTGAACGGAATACTTCGAGAGTACGCTGAAGTAAAAGATAAGTTAAACATACAACGACCAGAGTATGATCACAAACATTGGCATGCTGTAACGTTGTACGGATATGGTTCTGATAAGACAAAAAGTCATTGGGAGTATCGTCAAAAAGGAGTAAGACCTTTTATTACAGACATTGGCGAAAAATGTTTTAATACTGTAAGGTGGGTTAAATCATTACCTTATGATCGTATAGATGATATTAGATTTTTAGTAATTAAGCCAGGTGGGTATATCTCAAAACATATTGATGTACCTGAACATAATTGGTTAGATCCGTTGAATATAAGTCTAACTTATCCTGAAGGTAGTAAGTTTATCTTAAATGAAAAAGAAGTACCTTATAAGGCAGGAGCAAGCATAGTATTAAATGTACATTACGAACACTATGTTGAAAACAATTCAAATGAAGAAAGAGTACACCTAGTTGTACACGGTAAAAAGAACAAAGACTTCTGGTCAGCGGCCATAAATATATAAAAGGACACAATAAGATGAAAAAAAGACACGAGCTACCGGCATTTAAAAAAATAGACATGAACATTGATGTAGAACGTCTTATTGAAGAAATACGAAATATGCCGCCTCAAGCAAACTCAGATGATTTGAAAGAGAAAGACGGTTATGGTGAATTAGTTGGAGGTAAGTGTGATTGCTTACAAAAAGCATTTGGTCTTAAATTTGACACTATTGAAGAAGCATATGAGTTTCTACAGGATAATGATGTAGAAGAAGCAGATTTAAAAGGACAACTTCCAGCAGGTAGAAGAATGGCCTGGGACTATAGAAATTATGTTAAAAGGTATGAAAATTTTATTGAAGAAGATGATGACGGAAAATATGTAGTAAACCAAACTCCTTACAAACAAATCGCATTTACAGAATATAATCCAAATGAAGAAGATAGAGTATATGAAAAGAAAATGCCTAAGTCAAGATTAGACGAAAGACATTATAATAAAATGAAAGAGTGGGTTAAAGGTACATACATCGAAGAAGTATTAAACATGTTTAAAGGTGAAACTCATAGAGCTAGAGTTGCTATCATGGAGCCTGGTTGTTACATAAGACCACACATTGATTATAATACTGATTACTCAGTACGTTATCATATTCCACTTACTACAAATAAAGATTGTGGATTCTTTGTTGAACAAGACGGTGAAAAGATATATCAGACAATGGAGCCTGGAACAGTTTGGTTTTTAAATCAAGGAAAAAGGCATAGTGCTTGGAATAAAGGTACAACGTCAAGATCTCATATTATTGTTTCTGTTAATGGACAGGAAGACTTAGATGATTAAAACGTGGCGTAAAGATTATTTTATCGAAACTGACTATAAATTAGATCCATCATTTTGGGATAGTTATTTTACTGGCGAATGGCAAGACAGCAATCAGTTATATTCAGAATACGTAAGTGATATAACAGGCGGCAAAGACATGAATAAGTTCTTTGTACAAGAAATAAAAAACTTTGATAGACCTTTGTTAAAACTAATTAAACAGTTGTGGAACGAGTTTGGCATTAGGCCAAAAGACTTTCGTTGTAATTTTTTCAAAGTATTAGAAGGTGGTGAACTGCCAGCACACATAGATGCCGCAAGTAAATGTTCTTTCTTAATTCCTGTAACGGAAAACACAGGTGAACTTTATGTTGAAGACGAAGGTGAAGTTGAATCAGTAGTATACGACACACTAACTGTTTTAAACACTAGAAAATCACATGGAGTTAAAGGTCCAACAAAAACAAGAATAGTTTTTCATATGGGGATACATGACGTTGGATTTGAACAGTTATCTTGAATATGATGTAAGAGCATACTTTGAACAATATACTGATTTTGATAATAAATCTGTATTAGATTTTGGATGTAATAGATCTAATTTTATTAGATACAAGCCACACAATAATTATACAGGCATAGATATAATAAAAGAAGTAATCGACAAAAACAAAATTGAATTTCCTAATTATACATTTAAACATTACGATGGTTATAATTACATGTATAATAAAAACGGAACACAAGAACTTTCTTTAAATAAGCATTATGATGTGTGTGTTGCTTTTTCAGTTTTTACGCATATGACTATTGAAGAAACAATTCCTATAATTAAAAAACTAAAACAACATTGTGATACATTGTATCTAACATATTATTCTAATAAAGATAAACATGCTTATGACGCAATATGTAAGTTCAGAGATATAGAACCTAACATGTGGGATAGTATTAGTACACTTAATAAATCTTACATAAAAACTGATGACTGGATTTGGAGTTTTTATAACGACGAATACTTACAAAAACAACTAGGTGGTAACTCATATAACACAACAAAGTCTAAGAGAAATCTACCAGGTATGCAAAGGTGCTTAGTAATATAATGTTTAATGAAATAAAAGTTAATTATCTTAGTAGCTCAATGTTTTCACTCGGCGACGAAAGGTCAGGAACTGTAGAAACTTTCGTACCCAGCTTGTACCCTGATATAACACAAGAACTAAATGAATTTATGAAATCTGTATCAGCGAATGATAGATTATCTAACAATTATAAAAATCTTAATTACTTTGACTATCCTTTTGTTTCAGTAACAAAACGAAACAATGAAATTATAGCAACTAGTACAGGTTATACTACTTCCTTATATCCGAATAATTGTATAAGAATACTTAATAGATACTATCGCAGTCCTAGCTCAAGACTTCTTATAACTAAAGAATACGCAAGGCCAACTGAGCTTGCTTGTGTTGAACAACAGTTAGAGATGGTTAGAAGATTAAATTTTGATGTTGCTATGATTACTAGAGATCGAGCTAAAAGACAATTTGTTAAATTTACAGATGCATTGAGTAGCAAAGGTAGTCAAGCATGGGAAGTTACAAATAACAAATGTTTAGTTACTACTAATCATAATAATCCTAGAGCTTGGCAATACATTGGTTACACTAAACTTAGAAACCTTAATTATGATTTCCAAAAACATTGGCAAACGAGACAAGAATGATAAATACTTCGACAAACTAAACAAGCTCAATTTTTTTTGAGCAAATTTTTTTTAGGTCGAAACTCGAAAAAGGAAAAAGAAATGACGCAGTTAATATCCCCAGATAAATTTACAAAAACAGTTGGCCTTTTAAGGTCATTTTTTTTGGAAAAAGGATTCTTAGAAGTCCATACACAAAATAGACTCAGCATACTTGCCGCATGTGAAGATCCATTCAATGTAGCAACATACAATTACGCAGGCCAGGTTTGGCCATTGCCGCAAACAGGCCAGATGTGGTTAGAACATGAATTATTAAGTAGCCCCGATAGTAAGGGGTTTTTTTGTGTCTCCACTTCCTATAGACAGGAGCCAAACGCAATCCCAGGTAGACACGATATAATATTTCCAATGTTTGAATTTGAGATGCCAGGCAGTGTAGATGATCTAAAAGCAATGGAGTATGAACTATGTGAATACTTAGGCTTTGGTAAAATTACAGAAAAGACATACAGTGATTGGCAAGCACATTTTGACTTACCTGTAGATGTTGAAATGGATGCTAAACACGAATTAGCAATGGAACAAGAGTTTGGACAAACACTTATTACTAACTTTCCTGAAATGACTTCACCTTTTTGGAACATGGCAAGAAACGATGACGGTAACACAGCCAAGAAGATGGATGTTATACTAGGTGGTATGGAAACTATTGGATCAGCAGAACGCTCATGTGATGTTGATATGATGCGTGATACATTCCATAGTATTACAGACGGAGCTTATTCGGAGCTACTGTTCAAACTATTTGGTAAAGATAGAGTAGAAGCAGAACTTGAAAAGTTTTTAGAGTTTGACTTCTTTCAAAGAGTAGGCGGTGGTATAGGTATTACACGTATGATCCCGGCATTAGAAAAGATCAATAAGATATAAAACTAATCTGGGGTGGTGAAATCGGTAAACACGCACGATTGTTTCTCGTGTGACGAAAGTCTTGGAGGTTCGAGTCCTTCCCCCAGAGCCAACTATTACCTAATAGATACACACTATTAGACTTAGGCATTTTTCTGTGCTATAATAATTTAAATATAGCATAAGGAGAAAACATGCCACCACGTAATCATAAGAGTTGGTTAGCACAACCAAACGTAGAATCAATTAGTAGCAACGCCTATAACAACCCAGAAATATTTGCACAAGAGCAAGAACAAATCTTTTCAAAGGTATGGGTGCCTATGTGTCATAAATCTGAGATGCCTGAGCCAGGTAATTTTAGAACAACACAAATTGCAGGTGTCAACGTTATTGCAATTAATAACGGTGATACAATTAAATCTTATCTAAATACAGGTAAGTTTAATACACCTTCAGGAACAATGTCACGAGTAGAATTTTTAATGGATGACTATACTCCGTTATATACAGAAGTAAAACACGGAGGTATGGTATGGACTACTTTAAATAAAAATCCAACACAGAGTGTAGAAGAATGGACAGCAGGAGCATTTGATTGTATTGCTGATGCTATTGACACAGAAGAAATGGAAGTGTTCCATTACCACAAAGCAATTATAGATACAAACTACAAACTGTGGCATGATACTAACAGTGAATTCTATCATGACTTCATGCACTACTTTAATCGTGTAAGTGGATTCAACGATGAATACTTTGCACGTAAGAATATACCTTTTGACAACGGTCATGTAAACGTAAGCAGTTTCACAGTAAACTATGAGGAGTATGACGGCTTCGAAGATAGAGGCGAACTGTCCTTTCCTAACCTACCGCCTAACCAATGGTATATGGTAGACTTGTTTCCAGGATTTAATTTTAATCTACGTGGAAGTGCATATCGTTCAGACTCAGTAACTCCATTAGGTCCTAACCGTGTACTGATTGAGTTTAGGGGATACGGACTAAAAAAAGATACTAAAGAAGAACGTTTGACACGAATCAAACATCACAACAGTATATGGGGACCATTTGGTCGCAACCTCCATGAGGATCTAATTGGAGTTGCTGGGCAAGGAACAACTATGCGTGAAGGTACAGAGAACAGACGTGTACTGCATGGTAGACATGAGAACGGTACTATACATGATGAAGTTGGTATGCGCCATTACTATAGTGAATGGGGCAAGTATTTGGATATTAACCCTTACCAATAATTGAACTAATTCCGGTTGACAACTGTATACTTTGACTGTATATTAAATATAATAACAGTTAAGGACGACCCTATGTGGAAAGACAAACATTTTGAAATGCCTCCAGAAGAGGATAGAGCAGACAAGTTCTCATTCTTTGTATCTATGGTCGGAATAACTATTACTTGTATTATGACACAATCTCCTACATTAATGGTAATTGTAGGATTAGGTTTGTATATCGGTATGAGGTGGTCAAGATCATTATGATAGATAAATCAAATATGACTCCACAAGAATTGTTTGAATACAAACTTAGATGGAAGCCTGGTGTAACTGTTGACGTACACAGTGATCTACATATACAATGTAAAGATTGGTGCAGACGTAACATGCAACGTTGGGAATGGGGTATGGACACATGGACATACGTATATTCGCACTCTTATCATTTTGAAACACAAGAGAAAGCGGATGAATTTAAAACTGAATTTAGAGAATGGGTTGACAAAGGTAAAACATGAAAATTAAATTAGAAGTTGAATTGGATACTGAAAAAGATCAAGACAACAACTTGTTAGAAGAGATATTAGATCTTATTGAACGTATTAAAGAAAATGAAGGGGATTAATTTTGTGGGATATTTGGTGCAAGGCCATAGGAACAAAAGCATATGAAGATAACAATAAGGCTGACAGAGTGGCAATTATACGCACTGGGTGGGTGTTGCTACACATTCTTACTTGCCTTGCTATTATCTTAAATGCAATAGCAAATCATGGTACAAAGTTATTTGGATTTGGATAAAAAAGAGGTTGACTTTTTGGTATTTAGATCATATAATAGTAACATAATTAGGCAAATGAACAGAGGCAAATAATATGAGAACACAACCACAGGACGTAATTTACAAACTTGAACAGCACAACGGTAGGTTAGACAAAGAAACTATCGTGTTTGGTGCTATGGGTGAAGGACTTGATGAGTTCTTTGAAGGTGTAACAATGGCACTTGACCCACTTGTAACATTTGGTGTTAAACAAGTTCCAGAAAAAGCAGAGAATGAAGTGCTATCAGCACAAGGTTGTGCTTGGCCAGTATTCAAAGAACTTGCAGATAAACTAATTGCAAGAGAACTTACAGGACATGCGGCACGTGATGCTATCGAACTTGTAATGAGTTCAGCAACGGCAGATCAGTGGAATGGTTTTTATCGTAGGATCCTTATTAAAGATTTACGTTGTGGAGTAAGTGAAAAGACAGTAAACAAAGTTGCTAAAAGATTTAACATGAAGGGTGAAACAAAATATGTTATCCCTACATTCACTTGTGCATTAGCACATGACTCTGCTAATCATGAAAAGAAGATGTCAGGTAAGAAACAAATTGAAGTTAAACTTGATGGCGTAAGAGTTATTACAATTATACAAGGTGACAAAGTAGAAATGTTTAGTCGTAATGGCAAGCAGTTTCATAACTTTGATCACATCATTGAAGAAATTAAAACAGTACTCAAAGATAAGCCTGCACCATATGACCTTGTGTTAGACGGTGAGGTAATGAGTGCTAACTTCCAAGACTTAATGAAACAGGTGCATAGAAAGAGTGGTGGTACAGCCAAAGATGCAGTATTGCATTTGTTTGACACTATCCCATTATCCGATTTCAAACAAGGTGGTTGGGACAAACCACAGTCAACAAGAAGTGCAATTACTAAACATTGGGTAGAAAGCAACCAGGACGTTTTAAAGCACGTACAAGCACTTGAGTGGGAAGATGTAGACTTAGACACTCCCGAAGGCCAAGAACGCTTTGTAGAGCTTAATAAGACGGCTGTAGACGGTGGTTATGAAGGTGTAATGATCAAAGACATTGATGCACCCTACGAATGCAAACGTACACATGCTTGGTTAAAGGCAAAACCATTTATTGAGATTACACTAAAAGTCGTTGACGTCGAGGAAGGCACTGGACGTAATGCGGGAAGATTAGGTGCCGTAATAGTAGAAGGAGAAGATGATGGATACAATTATCACCTTAACTGTGGGAGCGGCTTCACTGATAGTCAACGTGATGAGTACTGGACTGCACGTGATAGTCTCATTGGTCAGTTAATTGAAATTAGAGCAGATGCTCGAACTAAGTCGCAAGACTCGGAAACGTATAGTTTACGTTTTCCAAGATTTAAGTCGTTTCGTGAGTATAAAGGAGAAAAAGCATGAGACAGTTTGTAGTAGATAGTTGGAACAGTGTTATGGATATGGAACATAATCCGTTAAAGAACATTCCCGACTTGATGGTTAGACATATGGTTATGCAGATTTTAGCATTCATGTGGTCAAGTGTATTTGCTATTATGGTTATTAATAGTATAACGGCATTTATGTATAGTGCCATTGGACACGTAATTTTTGTTGCCGCAGTTGTTATTACTGTTGCTACATTTAAAGTTGCAGAAACCAACCCAGGTGCATTTAGGTTTAAGAATGGGTATCATTCACATGGTAGAGGTAGAAATTATACTATCTATCGTGACAAGAATGGTATTGCACATAAGGTGCCATTGGATCCAAATGATCCTGGTGGGGAACACGAATAGGAGTAAGTATGAAAATAGTAAACAAAGATCCGGGTGATGGTCACTTTGCGGTCAGTATTGTAAAAAGTATTTTTAGATTTGTAGCATCAGGTTTACTTGCCTGGGCAGGATATAACTTGTGGACAGGTGAAATGATGTATACAGATTTTTTTGTAACTGAAGTAGGGTTTCTAATGATGTTGTCAGGTATAATGTTATTCCTTGCTGAAGTACTTGGTATTGTAGAGGAGATAGTATAATGAAAGAAGGTCCAATGAAGCAACACGTTGAACGTGACACTGAAGGTATGGTAAAAGCAGAGTATACCACATACACAAAGAAAGATGGTATGTTCATCAAAGAAACTTCAGTACGTAACTTCCAAAAGAATGGTGACTATCACGATTCGTTTTATAGCGATCCATTAGTTAGCCTTAAACCAGAGTAGTCATATGAGAGTAGACGAAACGGTCTGGCCCGACATCTCTACAGCACCCCGAATCAGTAATTGGAAATCCTTTGTCCAAGAGATTTGGATGAAGCATAAAGATGAGATTATGGAGTGGGAACAACGCCAAGTTGATTACACTTTACAAGATTATTATCTACAA